TCTGCACCGCTGTCGGCGTCGCCCATAGATTTGGCTCCTGCGCCTCTCGCCACTTCCTGACCGTCTCTGGGTCTACCTGCTCGCGCAGATTGCTCGGCAACGCCCTGCCCTTCCGGTGGCCTTCCGCCATCTTCTTGAGGCTCTCCTCTGACCGCTGCGGCAGATGATCCATTGAGTTCGGAGTAGCCCACAATCCAGCATCTGTCTCTGCGGTGGCGGGCGTCTGCGGCGACAGCCGGTATAACAAAGCACCTTGCTTGGTATCCTTCGGCTTCCAAGTCAGATAGCACCTCGTCGAGGCCCATAGAGATGTGTCCAGCAACATTTTCTCCAATAACCCAAGTCGGCCTGACAGCTTGGATAATTCTAAGCATTTCCGGCCAGAGGTGTCGGTCATCTTTATCGCCTCGTCTGACCCCGGCAAGCGAGAAGGGCTGGCAAGGATATCCGCCACAAATAATGTCAACTGATCCTCTGAATCTTTCTGCGTCATTCGCCAGCTCCCTCACGTCATCAATTATTTCTGTGTCAGGCCAATGCTTACGCAAGACCTTCTGCGCGTGTTTATCATACTCGCAAAACGCGACTGTCTCATATCCACCGACCAGCTTTTCGCCAGCGTAACTAAAGCCGCCAATGCCGCTGAACAGGTCAAGCATCCTAAGCATCAGCCAAATGCTCCCTGACAATCATCATCGCCGTCATCGTGTCGCACTCGACCGCGTACCGCCAATCGTACTGCTCGGCTATATCGCCTGTTGGCTCAAAGCCATCCATCCCGACAATCGCTGCGACCGGGAAGCGCCAGCGGATTGGCAAACGGTCGTACTTGTAAACCAACAATGGCAGCTTGTGTGTCGCCAATGCACTGGCGCAGCATTGATCCCACCAAGCGGGCTGGATGCCGTAGCCTTGCCGGTAACGCTTCGCCTCAATCGAAAAGGGGAAGTCAGGCATCTCAACGCAGATCAGGTCGCCGTGATCGGCAGTGCGATACTGTTCTATGTCGCGCTTGAACGTCAGACCAAGCTCTTCGTGCAACAGCTTTGCAAGCTCACGCTCGAAGCTGGCTCCCTTGTTGCGGCTATTAACCATCGCGGCGAGCCAAACTGCGCAGCGTTTGCGCGGCAACGTCGCTGTCACTTAGAGCCGCAATGCGCCGATCCAGCCCCTGCTCTAGCAGTTCATCTGCCAGCGCAGACATTGAGCGATGCGATGATATGTCAAGAACGAACCGCAGCTTATCAACTGTGTCGCTTCTGAGCCGTAACATTTGGTTTTTTATCCCAGCCATTTATGTAACCTTTTCAGTGGTTTGTTATTTTGTTCAATAAATATTGCCTATAACCCTTGTAACATAGTGTGATAAATATTAAATAGTTATTAGTCACTAGTAATCAAAGGGAGACGACAAATGGCTAAATTCACTACAGAGTATGTGTTTGACACTGCAACACACATCAACGGCATGACCAAGAATGAGATCGTGTGCTTTCACTTGTTCAACCCAAATGGTTTAGTTGCCAAGCTGCCCAGCTTTGATGATTTTTGTCACGGTGACGTTTTCTTCGCTGGTTGTGAAATGCTTTATGGTCGCAACGACAACTACCACGCTAAGTGGTTGCGTGATGTTTGCAATAAAGAGAAAAGCTACACCAAGTGGCAGCTTATGTACCACTTGTCAAAGCTGGCAGACGATGTTGACGCAGCTTGGACAGCGATCGCAGACAAAAAGGCGGCGGCATAATGACCACATACATCGCTTATTACCGTGTATCAACTCAGCGCCAAGGCCAATCGGGTCTTGGCCTTGAGGCGCAACGCGCAGCCGTCGCCGGTTACAACATCATCGGCGAGTACACCGAGGTCGAGAGCGGCAAGAAAGCCCAGCGCCCGCAGCTTGCCGCCGCACTGGCCGAGGCCAAGCGTACTGGCGCGACGCTGCTGATTGCCAAGCTCGACCGCCTAGCGCGTAACGTCCACTTTATCACCGGGCTGCTTGAGGCTAACGTGCCAATCGTCTGCGCCGATATGCCAGAGGCCGACCGCACGTTCTTGCAGATGGCCGCTGTGTTCGCCGAGTGGGAAGGCCGAAAGATTAGCGAGCGCACCAAGGCCGCACTAGCTGCTGCCAAGGCTCGCGGCGTCAAGCTCGGCTCGCCCAACCCTGCCGCTGCTGGCCGCGCGTCTGCCGCCAAGCGCGTTGCGCGCACTAACGTCGTTGCCAAGCAGGCAATGCCTATCGTCTCGGTGCTGCGTGAGGCTGGTGCCTCACTACGCACCATCGCCGCCAAGCTCAATGAAGCTGGCATTCCAACAGCACTGGGCGGGCAATGGTACGCCAGCACTGTGCGCAATCTAATGGGAGCAAACTAATGAAAAAGGGAAAACTAGATATACCAAATGACTGGCCTCGTCCTTGGGAAGAGCTTGGTGAGGGGCATTGGAAAGTTTTTGGGGTGTATATTTTGCATTGGAAAAAATATAGAAGAACCCGCGTTAAATTTTCAATCTATGGGTTTGCGCGGGGTCATTACAACAGAGTTTGGTATGGCAAAAAAGTCGTGCATTTTAAGATGGCTTTTAAGAGAGCCAAAACAAAAGGGAAAGCTAATGCTTAAAGACACAATCGGAATGCTGTTTGTGACGGCGTTTGCCATCACGTTTTTTACTAACTTCATCACCACCGAATACAACGTGTGGGCTTTGATGGTTAAACTAGGGGGCTAGAAATGGTCGGAAAACTTACACCGGATAATCAATTGAGCGCGAGCAAGGCACCCGCTTTGCTGAACGCATCACCGTGGGAAACACAGAACGAATTGCTTGAGGCAATGATTAGCATTGACGAAGGCAACCCGCCAAAGTGGATACCGCAAAATGAGCCAATGGAACTGGGCGATTTCTTTGAGCCGCTCATATTACAAAAGTCCATTGATAGGCTCGGCCTGACCAATGCCGAGCTAGAAATTACCGTGCCATATCAGCACGACCACCTGCCGCTGGCGGCCAGCCTAGACGGCACCGCTGTTGGCAAAGGCTCAGTGGTCGCTAACTGGGATAAGGGTATCTATGTGCCTCAAGGCGGGGTGATTGACATTGAGGGCATCGGCGTCCTTGAAGCCAAACTAACGTCAGCCCGGCCAGAGGAAATACCAGCACCGCATCGAGGCCCATTGCAATTGCAGGCGCAGTTAATGTGTACCGGCTACAAATGGGGCTGCGTCGCCGTGCTGTATCAAAGCACGACTTTACGTCTGTTTGTCTATCAGGCTGATGAGGTCGTGCAGCGCCGCATCCGCGAGGCGGTTATTGATTTTGAAAATCGCCGAAAAAATATGGACAAATACCCGGTCGTGTCACCCGCTGATGGGGTGGCGGCATATGGCAAGGTCGATGCAGACGCACCGCCCATCGAACTAGAAGGCGACGACGCAATGTGGGTTGACCATTTGATGACGGCCAAGGCCAACAAGGCGATGGCCGAGCGTGAGATCGAAATAGCTACTTCAGCTATTATGGACAAGATGGGCAGCCACGACACAGCCTTTGCGTCAGTTGGCAATCGCCGGGTGCAAGTTAAGTGGCCTACCCGCAAGATGCGGGCGCAGCCTGAGAAGGTCGTGCCAGCAAAGCCTGAGACTGTCATGCGCCAGAAAACCCTAACGCTAAAGGAGATCGACTGATGGCTAAACAAAATGGCCCAAGGCGCAAGGAAAGCTCGTGGAAGCCGGTTGTGGACGCGGTGGCTGCTTACCACCGCCACAACGGCTACGGCCCGACAGTGAGCGAAATAGCCTATGTTGTGGGGCGATCAAGAACAGCCGTCAGATTTCAGTTAGACAAGCTGATCGAGGATGGCATCATAACGCACACGCCCGGCAAGATCAGAACGATCAGGGTGGTTGAGTAAAGGGGCGAAAGCCCCTTTATTTTTTACCGAAAAATTTAGCCGCAGATCGTGTCGCAAAACTGGCTGAGACAATAACGCCAAGAGTGTACTGGTAATATTCCGGCATAGCTTCTAAAGCCGCAAAGCCCTCAGATACTATGTGCCTACCCCAGTCACCACAAAACGCGAGGATCAGCGGGATGCTAAACAAAATTGTTAGCCACTCGTCCTTCCAAGAATTTGCAGAGGCATCAGCCATCTTCAAGTCCCAGTCGATTTCGCCGGTAGCCTTTTTTTCCATTATGGTGGCCTCTGCCTTAGCCTTGGCTACCTTTGCGCCTGTCTCGGCCTTAGCGGTCTCCACGCGGCCTTCTAGCCACGTTCCTGCGAGGCTGGAGATTGGGCCTAATAGTGCTTGTATCATTTCTTTGTCTCCGAGTTTAGAAACACGGCCAGCGATCCTGTCATTGCACCAGTGACCACGCTAATCAGGCTGGCCTGTTGTGTCGATAGGTCTGGCTGGGATAGCGCCCACTCGATGCAACGCACATAAACTACCGTCATCGTAAAGATCATCAGGCGCGGGATGATCTTGTATTCTAACAGCGCCTTAGCCATCAGCCAGCGCTCTCATTCGTTTGACCAAACGCTCCGAGCGATTGGGCAGTTGACGCGCCCACTTGCTGTCGAGCATCTCTAACGCAGCCCCAGCCCAGTCACGCGCATCAACACAACGCTTCATGCCTTTAAAAAGTTTCATCGTGGGCAAGCCCATATTAAACATCATGTTGGCAATGATGCGCTGTGCCTCTTCGGGCAAGTCGCTGAAATCCTCATAGAGCCGGTGACAATCCTCGCGCACGATAGCGATGTCCAGATCAAATAGCTGCTTCATCCGGCGCTCAGTAATCGTGTAGCCCTCTGGCTTGCCGTGTTCTGTGTCGCCCTCAATGATGCGATGGCCTACGCCAACAGTTAGGTGATTTTCTGTGCAGCGGTATATATCGAGGCGCATACCCTCATCAGAGATTAGCTCATCTCGTAGCTTTTCGATATCCATTACCGCCTCATTTCCAGAACGTGATCAACCGCTTTAGCCCAGCTATCAATCTCCGCTTCAAGTGTAAAGCGCGTCGGGGACACGCGCATAGATCGTTGGCAGATTGGGTGCGACATGAACAAGCACCGGCGGGCATTGGGGGAAACAAGGCACAGAACATCGTAATCACTCGGCTTTGGTAAATGTTTTGTTTTGCAACCGTGACCCAATTGGAAATGGTGACGCGGAGATCGACCATCTTGATTACCCAATAAAGACGCAGTCTTTGCCTGCACTCTGATAAAGTCATGCGTTCCATTCCAAGCCACCAAATCCACTCGATCTTGCTGCGCCATAGAGACGCGCCAGCCGAGGCCTAATATTGCGGCAGCGGCGATGTATTCGCCAATCAGCCCGGTTGTTGTTTCGCTCATGTAAGGCCGATAGCTTTCGCCGTTGACACCATTATTGTTACAAACAAACCTACCACAACTAGCACCAACAAGAAAATAGCCAGACCTATCTTTAAGTTTTCAATGGCCTCATCATGCGCGATGGCCGCAGCCTTGGCCGCCGCAAGGCGAGCCTCTTTCTGCTCGCGCAAAGCCTGATTGTGGTGGTTGATAATCTCTTGCCACGTCGACGGCTGATCCGCTGGTTTAGGCCAGCGCATATTGATCATCGTTGCGATCTGCTGCATCTCTTCGTTGAGCCGCTTCGCCTCAAGCACTGCGTCGATACTGCCCTTAAAGCTAACATCACCAACCCCGGCTTGCTTGTTTCGTTCCTCGTTCAGTTTCTTTTGCGCCGAGAACAATGTGCCAATCTGCTCACCAAGATCAGCCACAGATTGCACATCATTAACCCGCGCCTTGATAAAAGCAATGGCATTTGAGGCGGCGGTTACTGCCGCTATGGCTGTAGTAATAGGCTCCATTAGGACAACATTCCTTTCCGCAGCGGCAGGCACTTGTAAGATTTGGCGATTAGGTCGCCGGGCAGTTCGCCAATGCCCTGTGCCATCTCATGTACGCGCTCAACGCAAGCCTCATAGCTAGGCCAAGGGCCGCGAAAGTCATGTAGCTCAATGCAATTTTGTGGAGCGCTTAAAGAGCAGGCCAATACAATAGCCTTAAACATCGTCCTGTCGACCAGTCAACCGCTTCACGGTCTCGGTCTCCCAGATACGAAGAAGCCACCAACACAACGCAACCAACGCAGTAATTTCAGGCAACGCCTCAAAGAACGCGCCTATCGTAATACCGCCGAAAGCTAGGTCAGCCGTTGTCTTGGTTTCTTCGCTCATTTAAGCCTCGTATGCTTGACCAGCAGCAATAGCCGCATTAGCCGCAGTCATATCCTCTGTAGTCCAGAAGTCCTTAGCAACCATAATCTCAAGATGTTCAACATTCCTGTCCACACAGTCCTGCTTATCTGCGGCATCATCGTCTGCCATAGCCTCGCCAGCAATAATCGCATTGATGAGGTCAACGCTGTGACCCATTGCATCATAATGCTGTGCGATTTGTTCTGCTGTTAGTTCGTCCATTAGTTTGTCTCCAGTGCTTGTACTTTAGCTTCCAATGTTTCAATCCTGTCCATTGCTTCTTGCAGGGCTTTTGTTAAATGCGCCACAATACCAGTGGTGTTTATAGCTTTTCCACCATTTCCTTCAATTCCATTTTCTGCGTCAGGCGCAGCATAATCATCTCCAATAACATCATTAGGCAAAAGAACTTCAACTTCTTGTGCAATAAAGCCAGACCTTGTGCCACGACCCTCTTGTTTCCAATCAAAAGTAACAGGGCGAAGTTGGCTGACCGTATCCCAAGCAGATGGAATAGTCTGGATGTTTTCCTTTAATGCAACATCAGAGGTGTCATTAAAATCCCCTGACGTAACACCATCTGTCATTGTAAACTGGGTATAAAAAGCAGTGTCTGCACTATTTGGAGTTAAAAACTTCATTCCTCTGCGGAACAAAGTCTCACTGCCATTGCCAGAAAAACCGCCGGTTGTGTTACCGACAGGGTCATACCCAATAGAAACCGAATGGTTGCCGGATGTTTGACCCAGCATTAAAACAGTATAACCGCCGCTATACCCGAAATTAGTTGCGCTAAAATCCAATCTAGGCTGTCCAACACCGGCATAATAACGGTGAATATCATTTGTACTAGCCCCACCAGCAATACGAATTAAGGGGAAACCATCGCCATCCGACAGCACAACATTGTTGCTGGATGTACGGATGTCTAGACCGTTAGCGTTGCCACCGTAGCGGCCTATGATGGTGTTGTTGTTGCCTGTGGTCATTAGCTGGCCCGCTTGGCGACCAAGGTATGTATTGCTTTCACCTGTGGTGTTTGACTGGCCCGCTTCTGAACCAAAGAAAGCGTTACGTTGACCCGTGCTGTAATATCCAGCCTGATAACCCACTGCCGTGCTGTTGCTAGCGGTGGTGTTGGAGTAGAGGGCCGCATATCCAAAAGAAACATTGTTAGAACCGGTTGTGTTTGTTCTTAAAGATGCCGCACCAAAAGATGAATTATAATTGCCTGTGGTGTTTAAGTATTGTGAACGATAGCCAAAGGCAGCATTTGGAGTGCCAGTAGTGTTTGCGTAGCTTGCCTGATAACCCACTGCGGTGTTTTCGCTGGCGGTGTTGTTGAAGGCTAGTGAACGGTCACCCAACGCTACATTGTAGTTGCCAGTAGTGTTGTTATATAAAGAAGTATTACCCACTGCCGTGTTGCTAGCACCAGTAGTATTACTGTAAAGAGATACATACCCAACAGCGGTGTTCTCACTTGCGGTGGTGTTGGAGTAGAGTGCTGTATAACCTACAGCCGTGTTATAGTTGGCGGTGGTGTTGGAGTAGAGGGACTGACTGCCAAGCGCAGTATTAAGTCCTCCAGTTGTATTAGTAAGTAATGACCTATCGCCAATAGCTGTATTGTTATTTGCAGTGGTGTTGGAGCCAAGAGAATCTTTACCAACAGCCACGTTCTGTGCGCCCGTGGTGTTTGCGTCTAAAGCCCCATAACCAATAGCAACTAGTTGATTTCCAGTAGTATTACTATACCCTGCCTGAAAACCAACAGCAGTGTTGTTGCTGGCGGTGGTGTTGTTTTCTAAAGCAGAACGGCCTATAGCCACATTGCTTGACCCAGTGCTGTTGTCATATAAAGCGTATTGACCAAAAGCACAGTTTTCATCGCCGGTGCTATTAGACAAAAGTGCTGTATATCCAGTGGCAGTATTGCCTTGACCAGAACTATTAGCACTTAATGCGCTTGAACCCAAGGCTGTGTTGTAATTCCCCGACAAGCTGCCATCATCTAGTGCA